CTCAGAAATCTCCAACTTCATTGGAACTTCAGACTTTTATTCAAAGCAAAGCTCTCTTCATTCGACTATTTTCCGCATAGTTCAACAGGCTATAGATTCTGGAGACGAAGTAGATGAGGTTATCATAGCTCAAAGAGTTAATGATGTTGGGTTGTCTTTTGAGGATAATTTAAACCCCGCTGATTATATCAAATCTCTAGCATTGAGAAAAGTCCCAAAGGGAAATGCCATCAAGACAGCTAAAGAATTAAAAAAATATTCAATAAGGCGTGAAATTTTAGAGTCCTCTCAGGATATTGCCAAGAAGATGAAGAATATGCCTCCTGAGGCATCTTATCGCTCAATTATAGAAGCCGCCGACAATACCTACAATTCTCGTATTAATCTTTATGAGATGGGCAATGATTCTCCTGAGAATATTTACGAGGAGATGGAGGATATCATTGAAGATCGTGGCAATAATCCTGTTACAGAATTTGGAATGATGGGGCCGCACCCCAAGGTTAATGAAATTTATGGGTCTCTTCTTCGCGCTGGTAATATTACCGTTATTGTGGCTCGCTCTGGAGTCGGAAAAACAAATTTCTGCATGGACTACACTACAAAGGTCAGTCTTCAGTATGATGTTCCTGTATTACACTTCGATAACGGTGAAATGAGCAAGGAGGAGCTTATTATGCGTCAATGTGCTGCTCTTTCTGGAGTTTCCATGCACCTATTAGAGAGCGGTAAATGGAGACAGGCGGGAGAAAACGTAGTAGAGAAAGTGCGCTCTGTTTGGCCGAAGGTTAAAAACTTAAAATTCTATTATTATAACGTTGGTGGCTTGGATGTAGATTCCATGGTTAACACTCTCAAGAGATTTTATTATGCCAAAGTTGGGCGTGGGAATCCCATGGTCTTTTCTTTTGATTATATCAAGACCACCTCGGAAAACATTTCAAACAAATCAGAATGGCAAGTGGTAGGAGAAATGGTAGATAAATTTAAAAAGTGTGTTCAAAAAGAAATTCTACATGATGGAAATCCTATTATCCCAATGATTACTTCTGTCCAGTCTAATAGGTATGGAATTACCAATAATAGAACCTCTCAGAACATAGTAGACGATGAGTCTATTGTTTCACTGTCTGACCGTATTACTCAGTTCTGCTCCCACATGTTTATTTTAAGGAACAAAACTAACGATGAGATTGAGACTGAGGGTGGAAGATTTGGAACACATAAACTAATTAATGTTAAATCGAGACACTTAGGTAGTGATATAGCTGGAGCGGTTGAACCAGTAAGAATTGGAGATGCTCTCCGCAAGAATGCTATTAATTTAGATTTTAATAATTTTAATATTACAGAAAGGGGAGATTTAAGAGATATTGCAAGGATGCTTGATGGAGAGGAGGATTTAGATAGTGAAGGAACCCAAGAGACAATCCCAGACTTCGATCAATTCTGAAGACTTTCAGGGGATTCTAGAGTCAATAGGCTATCAGCTAATTGATTGTGGAGACCACTGGAGAACACAGGCTTTATATCGAGACGGAGACAATAAAACCGCTGTAAAAATATACAAAAATACAGGTGTTTGGATGGATTTTGTGGAAAACAAAGGATCTAAACCGTTTGAAGCTCTTGTCCAACTAACTGTTAAAGACTCTTCTAAGGTTACAGAAATTTTAGGGAAGTCTTCTACAGAAAACGTAATAACTTATTCCCCAACAGAAAAAATAGAAATGGAAAAAATTTATCCAGAAGAATCTTTGGAAAAACTCTTTCCTAATTATAACTTTTATAAGAAAAAGGACATATCAGAGCTAACACAACAAAAGTTTCAGGTAGGCTTAGCGGGTGTAGGCAAAATGTATAGAAGAATGGTATTTCCTATTTATAATGAACACACCCAACTCATTGGCTTTTCGGGAAGAAAGGTGGATGAGGATAACAATTATCCTAAATGGAAGCATATAGGAAAAAGAAACAATTGGGTTTACCCCGCTTTAAATAAAAAGACTGAGGTAGATGAAGAAATAAAATTAAAAAAAGAAGTTATTTTAGTAGAAAGTATAGGTGATGCGCTGGCTCTTTATGAACAAGGTATCAAAAATGTTTTGGTCATTTTTGGCTTATCTGTTAACAACAACATTATTAACTATCTTAGTGCTCACTCTATTCGGCATATATATATTTCAACAAATAACGATAAGGGTAGTGGGGAAAATAGAGGATTTATTGCAGGAATAAAAAGCTTCATTAAGCTCTCAAAGTATTTTGATTTAGATAGTTTAACTGTAAAATTTCCCCCAACGCCGTATAATGATTTTGGTGATGCTCACTTGGATGGGTATAACCTTAATGACTGGCTAGCTAGAGATATCGACAAGGCCGCACAATTCGATTATATTCTAGAGTTTGTTAAGAATAATCCATCCTGCTTCACTAAGAAAGAAATACAGACGGCCTTGATACTTAGTGATGCCTGAACCTCAAACACCCCTCTCCGCGAGTAGAATAAAGACCGCTCAGTCGTGTTCTTGGCTTTACTGGTGCAAGTATAAACTTCACTTACCAGACAGAAGCAACGATGGAGCAAGACGAGGCTCCATTTGTCATTTGGTTTTTGAAGTTTTGGGAGTTCCTAAGAGAAAAAAATATTATAATAAAATAATTAAAAAGGAGGATGTTTTTGCAGTTGAGTCGAAAATATAGAACTAATGAAGGACATGATTTTTAATGGTCTTTCATATGATTTTTTTGGTAAAGATTTAGACAAACCAACACAAGAGTTTTCTGAAAAAGATTTTGATATAATCAAAGTAGATGGAGACATAAAATATAAAATAAGAGGTTTTATTGATAAACTCTTTTTATACAAAAAACAAAAGTTTGCTTTAATAAGAGATTTCAAAACAAGTAAGGACGTATTCAAAGGAAAAGACGCTACAGACAACCTTCAAGACTTAATGTATAGCCTTGCGGTAAAAAATCTGTTTCCCGAATACTCTAAAAGAGTTAGTGAATTTCTTTTTCTTAAGTTCGATTTGGATCTTGCAGCCTCTAAATCAGGAATAGTTCAAATGAAGCCCTTGGAAGAGGATGAACTTAAAGGTTTTGAACTGCAACTTTCAGAGATTCAAAAATATTTAGACAATTTTTCAGAAAAAGACGCAAAGAAAAACTTTGCGGCGCACCAAGGCTTCCCTAAAGATAACTCCTTTAGTGGAAAATTGCTTTGTGGTTTTGCAAAAGAAAAGGGAGAGTTAAAACTAGATGGTTCTCCTAAGTGGCACTGCCCCATGAAGTTTGATTTTTTCTTCTATGAGGTCTGGGATTCTAATAAGGAAAAAATAGGGTCTTACTTTGAAGATGAATTTAGTGAGGACTTAGTTCCTCAAGGGGGTGGCTACGAAATGAAGTATTATCAAGGATGTCCCGCACATTCCTCTTGACACCCCATTAGATGGTGTTAGAGTATTACTGATGACTCCAGTATTTAAGTCTACATATTCTATAGGTAAAAGCATCTTAACTCTCGATGACGATGATAAAGAGGGCGGTCCTGATAGTATTTTTACTATTTGTGAGGAAAATAAAATTAAGTCACTAGTTCTTGTAGAAGACTCAATGACGGG